AACTTTGGGTGGAGTGGCAGATTCTGTTAGAGTAGTAGAAGCAGACAATTATGGAGTCTATACTGTTAATGACATAGACTACTTAGGAGTCGAATTTATGGTTGAGGTAATAGCATGAAATATGAAGTGATGGTCGGATTCGATACCGACAAGAAAAGATTTGAAGCAGGAGAAATTCTTGATGAAAAAGATATTCCTAGTAAATCAAAGAAGTGGTTACTAGAACAAGGTATCATTGAAAAGTATATTGAGAACAAAGAAGTAAAGAGAAAGAGAGCAAGAAATGATGATGGAAGCTTTAAGAAAGATAATAAATCAACTCCAGACATTAATGAAGCTTGGGTTGAAGAGGAGTAAAGAACTATGGCATTTATTCATGGAAAAGATTCAGTCGTATTTGTAGATAACACAGATTTCAGTTCATACTTTGCAAATGTAGATTCAGCAACTTCTGCTGATGTAGCAGAGAGTACAACCTTTGGTGCAACAGGAGATGCTAAAACTTATATTGCAGGTATGAAAGATGGAACTGTTGGTCTAGCTGGATTCTTCGATGCAACAGCAGATGCAACATTACAACCATTAGCAAAGAATGGAACAGATTTTGACTTCTTCGTTGGATTGAATGGATATAACCAATGTGTATTCGGTATAGGTAATATCACTAACTATGGTGTATCAAGTCCAGTCGGAGATATAGTCGCAACAAGTCTTGATGTACAGTCAGATAATGGCTTATTTAATGGAAAGGTATATTTTCAAGGGTCAGATACTTCAACTGGCGATATGGGAACTCCATTTGATAATACATCAAGCACAAGTAATGGATTTGGAGCAATAGTAGTTTGTACTGCTGTTAGTGGTACAAGTCCTACTCACGATATTAAAGTCCAACATAGTGCAGACAATGTAACTTATACAGACTTAATAACATTCACTCAAATAACAGGTGCAAGTAGCGAAGTGAAAACTGTCGCAAGTGGTACTACGATTAATCGTTATGTTAGAGTGTTAAATACAATAGGTGGTAGCTCCACTCCAACATTTACTGGATTCGTAGCTATTGCTAGGAACAATTAAGGAGAGACAATATGGCATTCGTACATGGAAAAAGTTCTGTATTTAAGTTAGATAACGCATCTGGCTCATTAACAGACATTTCTACTTATGTGAACAATGTTGACTTTCCAGAGACAGCAGATGTAGCAGAGACATCAACACTAGGAAGCTCAGCAAAATCTTATGTTGTTGGATTGAAAGATGCAACAATCGGATTGAGTGGATTATTTGATGCAACTTTAGATGCAATAGCTGGTGCAGTTGTCGGTCAAACAGCAACTCTATCATTTGAGTATTCTCCAGAAGGAACTGCTTCTGGGAAAGTCAAATACACTGGAGAAGCAATCATGACTAACTACTCGCTATCATCTCCAGTAGGAGATGTTGTAGCTTGGAGTGCTGACTTACAAGTCTCTGGTGCAGTTACTCGTGGAACACACTAAGTAATATAGTTAACTCAAGGAAGGAGTAAACATGAAAAGATTATCGGCAGATGATATTAAAAACCTACCTTCAGTTCCAGAAGAAGAATATGAAATTGAAGAATGGGGTTTTTCTATTGTCGTTAAAGGCATAAATAAAGCTATGCAAATTAAACTTGGTAAATTACTTGATGCAAAAGATAAAGATGCTTTTGATTATCAAAAAGAATTATTAAAAGTTTGTGTAGTTGAGCCAAAGTTAACAGACAAATTAATTGATGAGTTGTATGAGAAAGATGCAACTGTAATAGATAAGATATTCTTAAAAATTAATGAACTTAATGGAATAGGTGGGTCGGCAACTGCCGAAACATTTCCAGAATAATTTAGACCTAGCATTTCAATTTAAATTAGCTCGTGAGCTAAGAATGACTGTTGCCGAGCTTCAGACTACAATGAGTGCATTAGAGTATAATCAATGGGTGGCTTACTATGATTGGGAGACAACCAGAGAGAATAAAATGATAGCTTTAGCTGAAGCAGAAAGAAATAAGAAGAGACAGAGATAATGGCGAATGCAGACATAGCAATTCAAATTGTAACCAAAGGTGCTGACCTTGCTAAAAGACAATTAGATGGTGTAGGTAATTCTGCTGGTAAATCTGGTGGAAAATTTGGTAAGTTTACTAAATATGCAAAACTTGCTGGTCTTGCAGTAGGTGTTGCATTAGTTAAAGGTTTATCTTCTGCTGTAAGAGAATTTACAGCTTTTGAAGATAAGATGACACAATCTGTTGCCATCATGGACACAACCATTGAGCAACAGAAAGCAATGGAAGAACAAGCCCTTGCTGTATCAAGAACAACTCGTATAGGTGCAGAACAATCTGCTGAAGCATATTTCTTCTTAGCATCTGCTGGTTTAGATGCTGAACAGTCTATATCAGCTCTCCCACAAGTAGCTAAGTTTGCTCAAGCTGGTATGTTTGATATGGCTACTGCTACTGACTTAGCAACAGATGCTCAGTCTGCTTTAGGATTAACAGTATCTGATGCTCAACAAAACTTAGGGAACTTAACAAGAGTTACAGATGTACTTGTAAAAGCTAACACCTTAGCAAACGCTTCTGTTCAACAATTCTCTGAAGCTTTAACTAATAAAGCTGGGTCTGCATTAAAGGTTGCAAACAAATCTATTGAAGAAGGTGTTGCAGTACTATCTGCATTTGCTGATAGGGGTGTTAAAGGAGCTGAAGCAGGAGAAAAGCTTAACCAGTTACTTAGAGATATTCCAAGAGCAACAGCAAAGAATGGAGAAGAGTTTAAGAAGTTAGGTCTCTCAATGTTCGATGCTCAAGGCAATATGAAGAATGTTGCAGACTTAATTGAAGAGTTAGATAGTGTTCTTGCTCCAATGTCTGATGAATTAAAAGCTTCTACATTAGACCAACTAGGTTTGAATCGTGGTGTTGCTGATGCTGTGAAGATTCTTTCTGGAGCTGGAGACCAGATTCGTGGTTATGAAGAACAGCTTAGAAGTGCTGGTGGCATGACTGAAAAAGTTGCAGACAAACAAATGGGCTCATTAAAAGCACAAACCGATTTAATGAAAAATGCTTTTAGTGAATTAGGAATAATGATTGGCTCACTTGTATCAGAACGATTAACAAAAATGGTCAAATCCATTACAAAGTTAACTCAATCAATAACTACAACAATAGGAAAGTTCAAAGATTGGAAAGAAGAACTTGAAGAACAAAACAAAGCTATGCAAGAGAATGTGCATGGGGTAGAAGTAGCTCGTGTATCTTATAGCAAATATTCTTATGAAGTGGACAAAGCAAAAAATGAAACCAAAGACTTTACCAGTGCAACTGACCAAGCAATAAATGCAACAAAAGGAGCTGAGAATGCTTCTAGGCAAAGAATAACAACTCAAGATATTGTTAATAATGCTCTAAAAACATTTACTAGAGATACTGAAGACTCAACAGATGCTGTTGAAGAAAATACAGAAGCATTAAAAGAACAAGCAGAAGAGATGAGAAGTAAAGCTTTACCTTCATTACAAAGATTGGTAAATGCACAAGAAGCACTTCATGACATACAAGAAAAAATTAAAGATGCAGAAGAAGATAGAGATGATGCAGTTAAAGATGTAACTAAAGCAGAAGAAGCTCTTAACAAAGCAACAACAGCAAAAGACCTTCTATATGGAAAGATGATTCTGGCTCAAGAAGAAGCTAAGAAAGTAACTGATGAAGAAAAACTTGCAATATTACAGCAAAAAGAAGCAGTTAAAAAATTAGAAGAAGCCGAAGAGAAGAATGAGATACAAGCACTCAAACTAAAACTTGCTAAAGAAAAACTAAATGAGATGATTGATGCTTCTACTGAAGCTAATTATGAATCTGAATCTGCTGTAAGAGCTTATGAACAAGCTGTTGAAGAAGAGAAGAGAGCTTTAGAGAACTTAACAAAAGCTCAAAAAGCTTTAACAGAAGCTCAAGAAGAATTTAATGATGTAACTGCAAAAACACCAAAGAATTTATTAGAGATTGCTTTAGCTAAAAAAGAATTAGATGATGCGATTAAAGATATTAATGCACTAGGAACATTTGAAGAAGCTTTAAGTCAAATGGTAGAACTAACTGGTGCTAGGTTAGCTGACCTACAAGCAATGTTTGATAAATTAATGAGTGGAAGCCCAATTACTTCTAGTGATATTAAAGGTAATGGTGGTGGAAATAATAATGGAGATGGCAGTACAAAAACTGGAGTTGATGGTGGTGTTCTACCTAGTGAAGATAAAGCATTACAAAATATATTAAGTGATGATAGGTTTGCATTCAAACAAGGTCAAAGAGGTGGAGTTACAACAATAATGAATATTCAAACAACAGTAGAAGGTAGTGTATTAGCAGAACAAGATTTACAAACTGCTGTCGCATCTGCTGTGGTTATGGCTCAAAGAAATGGCACTAAAGTTATATTATGAGTGTTGCCTTTGACTCAAATGTTACCTTAACTTTAGAAATAGCATTTGATTCTGACCCATTAGCTACAAGTCCTAGTTATACAGATATATCTTCTTACTTAAGAACATTTAGTATAAGTCGTGGCAGAATAAATGAACTTGGAGAGTTCGTTGCTGGTAATATGCAATTCTCTGTAAGTAACGCTGACAATAGATTTAATCCTTCAAATACTTCGAGTCCTTATTATGATTCTTCTGCTGGTAAATCTAAGATACAACCATTAAAGAGAGTCAGACTATCAGCAGTTCATGATTCAAGTACTTACAGATTGTTTACTGGATTTTTAGATACAGTACCAGTTAAATATATTGCTCATGGAGCAGACTCAATAGTTACATTTACTGCTGTTGATGCTTTTAGATTATTTCAAAATCAAACAATACAATCAGTTGGTTGGAGATTAGGAACTGCTGGATTCTCTGAACTTGGACAATCAACAAGGATTGGTTATGTAGATGTTCAAGAATTAACTTCTACTAGGGTTGGAAGATTATTAGATTCAATAGGATTTCCTTCAGCAGATAGAACAATTAATACTGGAACAAAACAAATACAACAACAAGCAATTACAACTAACCTACTGACAGCTCTCAGAGAATGTGAGACAGCAGAGAATGGTCAGTTCTTTATGTCTGGAGATGGCAAAGCTTTGTTTAGAAATAGGGCTTACAAATATACAAATGCAAAAGCAACAACTGTTCAAGGTACTTTTGATATCTCTGTTTCTAATCTTCCATATACAAATGTTGCAACTTCCTTTTATACCAATGAAGTAATTAATTTTTATGAATGGACAAGAACTGGTGGTAGCACTCAGTATATTGCAGATGCCGATTCAGTTATTTCATATACAGCTTTGTCATCTACTAAATCAACCAAGAATATAAATGATGGCGATGTGTTAAGTATCATTCAAGAAAAATTAGCTGAAACAGCTATTCCAATATTAAGAATTGATTCTATAACTATGAATCCAAGACAAGATGTTAACTTATGGGCTAAGACTTTAGGATTAGAACTTGGAGATAGAGTAAAAGTAAATATTACTAATCCAGATTCTTCAACATTCTCAGATGAATTATTTGTTGAATCAATTAAACATTCAGTTCATTCTGGAAACCAGAGTTGGCAGTATCAATTAACATTAAGCCCAGCAGGGTCATCTGCTTGGGTACTTGGTCAAGCTAAACTTGGAGAAGGTACTCGTTTCGCTTATAGTTAGTGGTATCATGAGAAAGAAAAAAATAAGGAGAATAAATTATGCCTAGTGGTTTTAAAGTTTGGGCAACTGGAGATTTAGTAAATGCTTCAGATTTTAATAATTACATTCAAGAACAAGTAATAATGACTTTTGCTAATTCAACAGCAAGAGATAGTGCTGTAAGTTCTGCTGAAGAAGGTATGTTTTGTTATTTAGCAGATACGAATGTTCTTCAATTTTATAATGGCTCATCTTGGGCTTCATATATTGGAGATGGAGATATTACAGG